CCCAGACCGCGCGGTCGATGATGCCGTCGTGCTCACCGGGATAGCTGTCGCCCTTGTGGACCGCTTCACCGATGTAGGCGCGGTTGTTCAGCAGGCGATACAGGTATTTCTTGTCGATCCGGTTGCCGCGCGGCGTCCGGATGCCGCGTGCGCCGACCTCCCGCGCCAATTCCGTGCAGGACCCGATCTCGAGGAAGCGGGCGAAGATCCAGCGGACGTGCCCGGCGTACTCCTCGTCGACGACGAGCTTCCGGTTCTCGACGCGGTAACCGTAGGGCGGGACGCCACCCATCCACATGCCCTTCTTGCGGCTGGCGGCGACCTTGTCGCGGATCCGCTCGGCGGTCACCTCGCGCTCGAACTGCGCGAACGAGAGCAGGATGTTCAGCGTCAGCCGGCCCATGGACGTGGTGGTGTTGAACGACTGCGTGACCGAGACGAAGGTCACGCCGTTCCGGTCGAATACCTCGACCAGTTTTGCGAAGTCGGCGAGCGAGCGGCTGAGGCGATCGATCTTGTAGACCACCACCACATCGACTAGCCCGTCCTCGATATCTTCTAGCAGCCGCTTCAATCCGGCACGTTCCAGCGTGCCACCCGAGAGGCCACCGTCGTCATACTGGTCCCGGACCAGCACCCAGCCCTCTGACCGCTGGCTAGCGATGTACGCCTCGCAGGCCTCGCGCTGGGCATGGAGCGAGTTGAACGCCTGCTCGAGCCCTTCCTCGGAGGATTTCCGCGTGTAGATCGCGCAGCGCTGCTTGCGCACGATGGGCTTCGTCATGACCGGGCCCTCCGGTTTTTCAAGCCGAAGAACACCCAGCCGTTCCACCGCGTGCCGGTGATCGCACGGGCGATGGCGGACAGCGACCTGTAGGGCCGCCCCTGCCATTCGAAGCCGTCCGCGGTGACAGTGACGACGTGCTCGACGCCCTGCCACTCGCGGATCAGCCGCGTGCCGGCGATGGGCATGGTGTCCGCCCGGACGCGGCTTTTCTTGCGGTCGCCGCCGTCGAGTTCCTCGCCGAGCCGCTCCAGCCGCCGGACGGTCTCGGGTTTCAGCCCGCCATAGGCGAGTTCCTGGATGCGGTACGCCAGCCGGCTCTCCAGGTAGCGGCGGTTGAACGGCGGCGGCTCGCTGTCGAACAGGTCGCGCCATTGCGCCTTCAGTTCCGGCGTCGTCGCGGTCTTCAGCGCGGCGAGTCGCGCAGGGATCGGATCGTGGGTTGTCATGCGGTTCTCCGGTGAGTTGGAGTTGCATGACGGCATGCGCTCGCCGGAGAGTGTAGGCGAATTTCTCCGGTGTCGTCAGAAGGTTCACCGTGTTCGCGCATTCTCAGCCGAACCAGCCCGAGCGCCAGCAAGCCGCACAACTCGGCGCGGCGCTCGGCGGGAGTCATCTGATCGGGCGGCAGAGGATTGGGGCGTTTCATGAAGGGCGGGTCCTTGCTGTCTCGCCCTTCTCCTACTCACCGCGATCGCGAACCGTCCCACGGGGTCCAGAGCGCCGCCGGCACAGGCATGCCGGACTCGACTCTGGGTTGTTAAGGCTGATAGAACGTTCAGCGAACATCCGATTCCATTCCGGGAGGTTCCATTGCCGTCCGACATCAAGAAATTCATCAATCCCAAATTCCTGCGCACGATCGATCTCGATCTCATGCGCGAACTTTTCGCCCGGCATTATGAGGCGGACGAGATACCGGTGGCGTTTGTTGGCGAGCCCGCCGCAATTCGACAGTCGCTGATGGACTATTTCGAGGCGCCCGTCACCGAATGGTCGGAAGGCGTCGTCGCCGATCTCCATCGCGTCGCAGAGGTCGGTACTGGCGAGGGGCTGCAACTCATCCTCAACGAGGCGCGGCGGCAGAACGTGGTCCTCTATCCCGATGCGGAAACCGGGACCGATGAGGACGCGCCGGCAAAGCACGACGCCAAGCATGTCGCGCTGCACACATATCTTCATCACCACCGCGTCTTCGAGGCTGCCGCGGACTTCCAGGCGCTTCGCGCGCCGAGCGCGATGGCCGAATTCCGCGGTCCGCGGCGCCATGTGGACGCCGATCTGACCGAGGACACCAAATCCGCGTTCAGGGCGGCGATCATCAAACTGCTCGCCCAGGATCTGCAGGGCGAGTACTGCCGCGTCGGCCAGTACGAGGAGGACAGCGAGATCAATCTCGTCGTCAGCCACGGCGCGCCGGTCACCACGACACCGGTCGTTGCCGGCGACCGCGAGGAAATCATCACCCTGCGTGCGGTGAAGTATGCCGCGCTGCGCTACTCCCCGGCCGAGGGGTTGCTCCGGGTCGGCGGGGTCGCCAAGGCCCGGCAGGCGGATATTGCGGAAACCTTCGCCGAGCACATCCTGGCGCAGCCGGGGTTCTTTGCCGGCGCGGATGCGCGCGACCTCTACACGCTCGATCCGATCGGCGCGGCCGGGCCGGGGTTCGCGTTCGACCATGCGTTCGACGAACGGATCCTCGAGGTCCGGATCGTCGCCGCTGCCGCAGACCTCTTCGAGCGCGACGAGGACGAGCAGAAATGGCGCTACGTGCGCAGCTGGGTGTCCAGGGACGCCTCCGGCGGAGCGCTGCGACACTTCCGCGAAAGCGAGGTACGCTTCGGGCGTGGCTGGCGGCTGGGCGAGATCACCTTCCGGGTGTTCTTCAAGACGGACAGGAAGCGCCCCGCCCAAGTCACGGCGCGCCTCAAACCGCCGGGCACGCTGGCCTTCCGCCGCACCCGGTTCGAGAAGGCGGTCCACGCCCTCGTCGCGCGCAACGGGCTGGAGACGGACCGCGATGCTGGCATGGTTGTGGACGCGGCTGAGTGACAGCGGCCCGGCGGTCTCGATCTCCGGACGGGCGCTGCGGCGCTTCCCCGAGGGCGACGTCGACCGTCTGCTGCGGGCGCGTGTCCTGATCGAGCGTCGCAAGGCCGACAACTGGCCGGTTTGCGCCCATTGCGACTGCGGGCTCGATGCGCGCCCGGTCCGATATGTCGGGCAGGAGCTGCGCGCCTGCTGCCCGGACAACCCCGCCGAGGACGTCATCCTAGAAGAAGGCGATCTCAAGCGTTTCGGCATCGACGCCCGGCGCCTCGCCGCACAGATCGCTGCGAGCGGCGGTCTCGCCGGGTCCGTCGCGACTGTCGTGGACGACGTCTGGATGCTCGGGAACACGCCTGCCGATGGGGCCCTCATGCTCTGCCGTGACGTCGACCGACTGGAGGCGCCGGGCGCGATCCTCGCGATGAAGTCCGCGGCGGCACCGCGGCTGGTAACGGTCATTGTCCATGAACCGGACCCGGCACTGGTGCTGCGTCTGCGCGAGGCCGGTATCGAGGTCTGGGCTCTCACGGACGTGGTCCGAACAAGCGCGGAGGGCGCTGATCGTCTGGTCCTCGACGGCGCGCGCGTTTCGACGGGCGCCGTGCGTCTCGTCCTGCATCGGCGAGCGCAGTCCGCCGTGCTGGACGGTCGGCGCCTCGATCTTCCCCCGCAGATGTTCATGCTTTTCAATATGTTCGTCGAACGGTCCTTGCAACGCGATCCAGTGCTCAAGGCGCAGGAGATCGAAGCGCAGTTCCAGCGGACGCCGCGGGAAATCGTTCGCGACCTGCGCAAGTCCCTGGTTGTCAGCGGTCTTGCGGAAGAAACGGCCGAGGCTCTGATCCAAACCGTCCGGACGCGCGGCTATTGCCTCGGTCTCGCCCCTTCAGAGGCCGCGATAGAAGACTGAGGGCCGCGGCTCACACAATCGGCACACATCAAACACACGCCAATCACACCGGCAGAACGATGAAGGCGGGCAGTCTCGGAGCATCAGAAACGATGTTCCGAGGCTTCCAACGATGCACCCCCTGATTTCCCCCTCCGACCTTGCCACGCTGATCGACGAGGCCGAGCGCGCGGCGCGACGCCTGCACCGCAAGCTGGCGCTGCCCGCGGCCGATCTCGACGATCTCCGCCAGGACCTCCTGATCGACCTGATCTGCCGGCTGCCGCGCTTCGACAAGCGCCGCGGCACCATCGGCGCTTTCGCGGGCATCGTCCTGCGCAACCGGTCCTCGCGGATCGCGATCCGGCACTACCGGGAGCGCCGCGCGCAGGGCGGCACGATGCTGTCGCTCAACGCGCCTATCGCCGGCAGCGCAGAGCCGCTGGGCTGCCTGCTGGCGGAGACGGACGGGCTGGCCGCCTGGCACGGTCAGGACCGCGATCCCGAAACGGACCTCCAGACCCGTGAGGCCGTGCAGTCCGCGTTGGCGCGCCTGCCCGAGGGCGACCGCCGGTTCTGCTGTGCGCTTGCCCATCGCTCCGTGACGGCGCTGGCCGCCGAGGGCTTCGGCAGCCGCTCGGCGCTCTACCGGCGCCTTGCCGATCTCCGCCACGTCCTCACCGCCTACGGGCTCGGGCCCGCCTGGGACGATCTCGCTGCGGCGTGAGTAGAGGCGAAAGGAGGAGATCATGTTCATGGGCACCACCCCCTTCATCACCGTCCGCGCCAGCCGTCCGCTGAGCGAGATCGAGTTCTGCGCCTGGGTGGCGCAGGCCGCGCCCGGCGACCGGCTGGAATATCACCGCGGCTATCTCGTGCTGGACACCTATCCGCTGTTCAGCGCGCTCGACGACAAGGCGCGCGGCGAGCTCGCCAGACTGGCCGGACGCGCCTTCTGGGCCGCCGAGCAGGGCCTCGTCCACCTCGTGCAGCAGCGCGATGGCCCGGACCGCTTCGCCTACATCGCCGTCGCCCGCCCCAAACCGAAGGCCGCCGCAGCCTCGCTGTCGGCGCTGCTGCTCGAGGAGCAGGCGGCGTGAGTACCCCCATCCAGACCCCTTTCCCCGATCGCGGAGACACCTTCATGCCCTTTCCCGAGAACACCCCGACGCCCGACGATCTGCCGGAGCTCGACCCAAAAGAGATCGCCGACCTGCCGGTCGAAATGCTGGCGGTACTGCAGCACGAGATCGACGCACGCCTCAGGCGCGACAAGGCCGCCAAGGCCCGCCTCGATGGCGCATTGAGCGTCCGCTACGCCGACCGCGCGATCGAGGAACGGCGGGCCGCGGCCAAGGACACTGGCACTGTCCGGTTCCACGACGGCGATTTCACCGTGGTCGCGGATCTGCCCAAGCGTGTCGACTGGGACCAGGCCCAGCTGGCCGCAATGGTCGAGCGCATCCGCGCCGCCGGCAACGATCCCGCCCAGTATGTCGACATCGCCTTCAAGGTGCCGGAGCGCAAATACGCCGCCTGGCCCGACGCCATCCGGCAGGGCTTCGAGCCCGCGCGGACGGTCGGCAGCGGCTCGCCCAGCTTCAGGCTCGAGTCCGCCGGCACGCCCTGAATGCAGCGGCGGGGATGCCCTGACCGCAAGGCTGGGCAGGCTCCCCTTCGGCGCCCGGTCACCCCCCGCCGCTGTTGACCCCTTCGAGCCACCATAAGGAGAGCATGATGACAGTGCGCATCATCACCGCCGACGAGAGATTGTCGGCATCCGAGAACAAGACATCGCTGGCGATCTTCGGACCGCCCGGCGTGGGCAAGACCACGCTGATCACGTCGATGCCCGAGGAAAAGGCCGTGTGCTTCGATCTCGAGGCCGGCATGAAATCCGTCCAGCACTGGCGCGGCCCCAGTATTCCGATCCGCAGTTTCGAGGATTTCCGCGATCTGGTGATCCTGATCGGCGGCCCGGACCCGGCGCAGCACCCCGACAGCTATTACGGACCGCGCTATCACGCCCATGTGCAGGCGCATTACGCCGAAAGCGGGCTCGAAGCGTTCCTCAAGGACCGCTCGATCATCTTCGTGGATTCGATCAGCGATCTGACACGCCAGGCGATGGCCTATGCCAAGCAGCAGCCGGAGGCGTTCTCGGACCGGACGGGCAAGCCGGATGTACGCGGTGCCTACGGGCTTCTCGGGCGCGAGGTCATCCAGGCGCTGAAGCACCTTCAGCATGCCCGCGGCAAGACCGTGATCTTCGTGGGTGTGCTGGAAAAGGTAACCGACGAGTTCGGAACATCGACCTGGCTGCCGCAGATGGAAGGCACGAAAGCAGGCCGCGAACTGCCGGGCATCGTCGACCAGGTCATCTCGATGCAGCTTTTCGGCAAGGACGCCGAAGGTGCATGGACCCTCGATGAAAAATCCGCCGAGCGGCGTCTCGTCTGCACATCCGGCAATCCGTGGGGGCTGCCCGCGAAAGACCGCTCGGGCCGGCTCGACACGACGGAGCCGCCCGATCTCGCCGCGCTGCTGGCCAAGATCGACGGCCGCGCGGCCCCCGCTTCCCTCTCTCACCCCGACTGATCCCAGAAAAGGACCCAACCCATGAGCTACGATCTGAACGACGCCGCCCCGCAAATGGCCCCGATGGGGGAGCTGATCCCCGATGGCACCTTCGCCAAGGTGACGATGAAGCTGCGTCCCGGTGGCACGAACGGTGCGACCGAGATGGATGCGGGGCTGCTGAAGAGCTCGGCGCACAGCGATGCCAAAATGCTCGATTGCGAGTTTACCGTGACCGAGGGGCCGTTCGCGCGGCGCAAGTTCTGGCAGAACTTCACCGTGGCGGGCGGCAAGCTCGACGAGAAAGGCCAGTCCAAGGGCTGGAACATCTCCAAGAGTTCCTTTCGGGCAATGGTCGACAGCGCGCTTGGGCTCGACCCGAAGGATGTCAGCCAGGCGGCAAAGGACAAGCGGGTGATCGGCGGGCTCAAGCAGCTCGACGGGATCACCTTCGCCGCACGCATCATGGTGGAGAGCTCGGACAACCCGAACTACCGCGACAGCAACAAGCTGGCCAATGTCGTGCTGCCGGGTGAGCCCGCCTATGCCGCCATCATGCGCGGCGAGCAGGTCACGCCGGATCCGGTCAATGCGGCACCGCGCAAGGCGCCCGCGCAGACACCGCCGGCCTGGAACGCGCAGGCCCCGGCGCAGGGAGGCTGGTCCAATACGCCTCAGGCGCCGGCCGCACAGCCGCAAGGCAGCACAGCTCCCGCAGCACCCGCTGCACCCGGTGGGGCCCCGGCCTGGCTGAACAGTTGAGCCGATGACGCCGGATGAATGGCAGGCGCATGTGACGCGCGCGGCAGCACGGGAGATAGGCACATGGCTCGAGGCCCGCGGAAGACTGGATCGGCCCATCGCAAGTCTCGCGCTGTCCGATCTCGACGCCATGGCCTCGGTGGCCATAAGCCGCTTCGT